ATGATCACCTTTTGTATCTACCTTCTGTGGTCTCCATGGTTTCATGTACGATAACATTGAAACAGTATCAAGCACATCATCATGTCGTGAAGATATAGCAGCGACTGTTGCCCGTTTGATTTCATTAAGTGTTTCTGTCATATATTCAGAACCAAGGATTGTTTTATTAAACCATATCTTGCCTTGTCTGAATTTTGGAACTATATTATGCAGCCTTGTGATTTTGTCTGAGACAGGTTTCACCTCAAGCAGTGTGAAGTAGATATTTCTTCTGGTCATCTCTTTCCTCACCCAGGTTGCGAATGCTCCCTGTTGTCCTGAAACTTCTATACCTACTTGCTTAATGTCATATTTTACCACAAAATCAAACAATCTATCGATAACTGCATCCATTGTTTCTTTCGACAGGTATCCATCATGAAGCATCCAGTCTTCATTATTGTTATATGCCCATACAGATATAACACGATAATCTGCAGTATTCTTTGTACTTGTAGCAAAGTCAGTAGTTATGTAAAAGTTGTATGAATGCCTCATTTCATCTACATCTTCACCTTCGTACCATTTTATATCATTGTCACGTATAAGCCTTTCTTCATCTGATGTAATACGGAGCATCAACTCCTGATAGAATGAGTCAAGTTTTCCTGCTGCCTTTGCCTTTAGATACTGATCTCTTACATATTCATATGTATGTCTGTCTGGCCATGCACCATGAAACTCTTTTTCAGTAGTGTGCTCATCGAAGTGTTCACATACTGGGTAGACATTCACAGCCCAAGCTCCTGATTCTGTTGCACGGTATAGTGGGTCAGACTGGTTAAACGGCGTACCATTCCATAGTATCAAACGTCTTGTTGGGTCAAGTGCATAATCAATTGCCTTATATACGGTATCTTCTATGGAAGCAATAATAGTTGGAGAACGAGCATCTTCATCTGAGATCAGGTCATCAAGAAATGCTATTTGCGGACGCTTACCAGATTCCCTGGTTCCCCTTACACCTGTTCTTGCACCATATCCACGAACAGTAAACTTATGTCCGCTTATATTCCAAAAATCCCATCTTACATCTGTAAATCTTGTTTTAGGAAGATATTTTTGAAGGAAATCAGAATTCTGCCACCTGTATTCAAGTGATTTACGCATTGTCTTGACACCATTCTCAATAGAGTCTGAAACATAAAGGAGGAATGATACGGAACCAAAGTTCGGTAGTTCGCCAAATACTGCTATATAGAATATAAGGTATTCCATCAATGTTGATTTTGCAGCACCACGATAACAGAGATTAATAATATTTCTCTTACCAGATACAAGCTGGTCAAGCATTTTCATGTGAAGTATCGGTGTTTTGTGGGATTCACCCTCTACACCATTTACAAGTTTTATGAAGTTGACCATCTCTAATGCGAAAGTTGACGGTATATACTCCATATCATCACGATACTGTACCTCATCAAGATATTCATCCACTTCTTTCTTGTGGATCTTCACATCATGTATCGCTCTTGCAACAGCCTCACTCATTTAGTTCCACCTTCTGGCATTTCCTGCGAACGTAGCCCGTTTCTTTGTAGCAGGACTCTTGCTTCTTTTGCCTCTTGCAATACATTCGTTTGTTACGCCATTATATCCCCAATTCTTGCATGTATCAGTAAATTTGCCTCTGTTTTCTGGCCTGATTTTAATCTTTGGTTTCTCCTGGTTCTCATTAAATGCACTTTTCATTGCAACTTTCTGCCCCATTCCTCTACCATCTAATCCACGTTGTCTTCTACCTGGCATATCTAATCCTTTAAAAATGTTTTGTCCACTGAATACCATTGTATTTTTGTGGCACAGAGTATAAATCTTTCCCTCTCATGAATTGATCACCAACCATAATACCACTATTCCCTCTAATTTGATTTGGGATATGCATTATTTCAAGCTGTCCTCCAAAGAGTGGCATAAATGCAGAAGCTTTTGCCAGATTTCTCTTCTGGCCTTTTCCAAAACCACCAGTTAACGATAGTCCATAATCACCAGAACCAAGGTTTATAGTTCCGCCAAAGCGTCTATTGTCCCCACTTCCTGTTATATTTAATCTATCAAGAAGTAACGCATTCATTAGTTGTTTTTTTATATTATCATCATTGAAGGCCGAAGGCATATCTAATCCTTTGAGAGTATTTTTATTTAACATCATACAATAATTTGATTGTTTTTTACAGAAATGGAAATAAATGCCTGGTCAAAAAGAGAGGAAGGCCAGGCACTTGCTGGTTTGAAAAATCATCAATTGCGAAAAGGAGATAGTAATGCAAACCCCGAAATTAGTGGCTAGGTTAAGGTCAGGGTTTTATTTGCTTAATGTTTCAAAATAAAGGTGTGCCATGTCCAAACCAAACGAAAAACCATGGCACATGAGAGTATAGCAGTAATGCACTTAATCTTCCTCAATTATTTCCGCAGTAACAATATTGCTTTCGGCAATCTCCTTCGGAGAGACAGAACCAAGTTGTGTTGCCTCCTGTTGGGTCTGTGCTAGTCTTCTCATCTCTTCACGCAGGTCTTTGATTGCATCATCTTCTTTATGTGTAATATCAAGCTGTATCTTCGATTCTTCTGGCATTTTGGTATAGCGGAGCACAGAATCTGCAGCCTGTGAGCGTACCATTTCGCTTCTTGCACTCAACATCAGCGTTGCTTGCACATTCAATGCTTCCTGGAACATATGGGCATTAAGTATATGGCTTGGAACCAATGCCTGTTCTGTTACTCTTTTTACAAGCTCAGTCTTGTTATACGCAGATACATATGGTGATATTTTTTTATCACGTATCTCATCATCCTGTATTCCAAGTGCTCTGAACTTATCGATAAGTCTTTCATATCTATCTGGGAATGTTAGCATATAGGCATCTATATTCGACATCTCCATAAGCTTGTATGATACGAATCTTACTGCATTTATATAGTCTCCAAGTGAAAACTTTCCATCTTTCAATATATTAGAGTGACTGAGCATATTCTGTTTGAATGCTTCAACAAATACGCCGTCTTCATCCCTCTCAATATCGTTCAATAGGTCAACAGTATCCTGTGTCACAAGCCTTGCAATGTGTTTAGGACTGGTTCTCCTCAATTCTTCCAATGTAACCATTAGGTCTCCTTTAGGTTTTTGAAATTATAGCATATTGAAGAATTGTATTAAATGATATGAAAAAGTTACAGGAAATATCATTCATACAAGGAGGTGTAGTGCTTGTATACGTTTCTAGACGTTTACAACACCACCCCCGGTATAAAAGTACCTGCTTTATTTCACCTGCTTTACACCAGGGTTGGTTCTGTCTTGACATATCTCATTGACATGCTAGACGCTGGTTCTATACATGAGCATACATTGGTATGTTCATGTGTGGTATCTGTTATACCTCTAGTCTCACATCAATTTGTGATTCAAGTATACACCACAAGGAGTCTATCATGACTATAAACATGATAAATAAGGCAATAAGCCTTGGCAAAGAGATTACTCTCTATAAGGTAATCGACAGCGGTGTTCAATTCTTCAGAATAGAATGGACAAAGAATGGTGAATATCTTGCTGATGAGATATACCAAACTCTATCATCTGCACAAGCAGACTATGATAGATACTCTCTTCGCTATGAAGAAGTACATGGTTTGGATATAGAACCATTCACTGCTGCTGAAGCAGATAATGCTTTAGCACTACTGTCTAAGTCCTTTGGGGCTTAGACATATGTATACAATAGATATGGTTCTCCCAAAACTATTGTGCTCTATGCACAGCATAGACAGAACCAACAAATGGTTGGCTTTAGTGTGTGCTGCCACACTCAAACTAATACTCAAACAACAGAAGGAGAAACTATGACTGCAACACCTATCACATTCGTATTCGGATTAACATTTACGTTCAATAAAAAGAACCATGCAAGAGTTATCAAATCAAATAAAGGTTTTGATGCATTCTTCAAATACTGCAAAGATAACAAGCTTGACTGGAGAATAGAAATTGAACATGCTCGCACCATTGCTTACAATCAATTCAATCAAATGAAAGGAGAATAAATGTTTACACAATACCACTACAAACTAGGACGCAAGATATTTGCTTTAAAACACAAGAGGATTGCGTTGGTTCTGAATACATTGGTATTTATATCAAGTTTCATAACAACAATGGCAATCAATGCTTTGACAGTTTACTATCTATACAAGATAGTTGAACTGTTTTAGAACCAAGAGAAGGAGATGAAATGAAAAACATAATGATACTAATAATACTGGTAATAAAAACAATAATACTTGTTGCTGTGCATCTTGTATTCATGCCGCTTGTAATAATAAGTGATGCATTAAAACTAAATACATTAAGGTATGGGATAGAGCATATCTTTATTCTATGTTTTATCGATGTCTATAAAACAATGTTATCTCACCCAACAACAAGCTTTAGTGCTGAGATGAATATTCAAAGATTAAGAAGAAAAGATGAAATGTTTTATAACGAAATAATGAAAGGAGAATAAATGAGTAATGAAATAGTTATTGCAATAGTAGTTGTTGCATGGATATCGGTAATGAGTTCTAACAATAGATTTAGTCAATGGAGTGATAGTATCATAGATAGAATCAGTCATTGGTTCTAAAATGAATACTGGAACTAGCACAGGCTCTACTGAAGGAGTAGGGCTGATGGTGGTTCTGTCTACCAATGAGGTGCAATAGTGCTAACTAACGAGTTATCTCAGCAAGATAACCAAATGATATTTACTTAATAAAGGAGTATATCATGAGAACAAGAAATAGAAACTCAAGAAGAATCTCACTAAGAGGTGCAAACGGATTTGAAACTGCTGTGAACACATTAAACGCTGTAGTAGGTGCAACAAGTACAACTACACAGGTAATGGGAACAGGATTAACAAATGCAGTAGAAATAGGATTGCTTGCTTTCCCAGAATCAGTAAGAAAGGCTATTGCTTCTACAGCAAAAGGAAGTGGCATATCAGCAACAATAGAATCAATCAAGAGTGTTGAAGCCACCATAGCTGCCCAAGATGAAATGTATGTACTAAAAGACAAACTAACTGATGCTTTAGGAGTAACAACAGTTGACTATGAAGAGCTACTCGAAGAAGAGATATATTCTAGACATGAAAATGAAGATGATGCAGAGAAGATACTCAAAGGTATATTTAAACGCATTAACAGTGGTAAGACAACTGCTGAAGAGGAATATAATCGATTGAAAGGAGGAAAGTAATACTAACTAAGGCCTAGTAAGCCATTGATTGAGAACCAGAGCTATTAGATAAGCATTGGCAACTGAAGTTGTAACTGTAATTGTTAGTATGGAAGGACGAAGGAAAGGAAGATACGAGTATCTTATTCCCCAGCGAACGCAGTGAGCTGGCATACCAAAAGATGTATACATGTTCGTACTCCATACAACAATAATAGAACCAAAGATAGTCTAATAAATGAACAAATGTTCACCTAGCAAACAACGCTATACTGGGGGTTAGAGAGGAATTGAGTAGGTGAGTG